CGTGAATCAGGAAGAAGGCGTCGATAATAATGAGCTAGTGACCAGTGCGCCAATACACGCATATGCCACTACTGCTGAGTTCGATCTAGATGACGGACATCAATTCAACTTTATCTGGCGCGTACTTCCTGATATCACGTTTGACGGATCTACCACGGAGTCACCGAGCGCCGTTATGACGCTATTGCCTATGCAAAACTCTGGCTCTGGGTACAACTCCCCTGCTTCGGTAGGTGGGTCAAATGACGGTACAATTACTCGATCCGCTGTGCTACCGATAGAAAAGTTTACCGGACAGCTCAATACGCGAGTTCGTGGACGGCAGATGGTGATGAAGATCGAGTCTACCGAATCGGGTGTAACATGGCAGTTAGGCTCACCTAGGTTGGATATGCGGCCTGATGGACGACGCTAATGGCTGGAGACAATACTAGATATGACGTTCCGTTCCGTGCCCCAGCACTGCCCTATGCCCCGCAGGTATACGATCAGGAGTCATTTGAGCAGTTTAATAATGTACTTCGGATATACTTTAACCAGCTAGACAACGCGCTGAGAAACGCTATGGCAGTCCAAGAACCGTACCAATTACAAGTATCGAGAGGTCAGATAGCTGGGGCCAGTTCGTTGTATAAGTTTGGGTACAACCCCGATGTTAACGGTACGGAAGAAACAATCTGGTCGCAGGGTGGTGATGTGACGTGGCCTACCGCTGCGTTTACTGCGTTTATCAGTAGTTCAAGTACGGCAGATACTAGCGCGGGTACGGGCGCACAAACTGTCACAGTAGAAGGTTTAGACGAGAACTATGCTGTACAGACCATTACCGTCAACATGAACGGGCAGACGCAAGTACAGATTGGGGATGCTTCTGGTTGGCTGCGTATCAATCGTGCGTTTGTTGCTACGGCTGGAACAGGGGGCACCGCTGCCGGTACGCTTTACATTGCTAATAGTGGCGTTACTTCTGGGGTTCCAACAGGTATTACCTATGCAAGTATTACAGATGGCAATCAAACGCAGATGGCAGTATATACCGTCCCTGCTGGGTATACGCTCTACATCGATGATTTAGTCTTCACCGCTGCCATATCACAGGCTAACAACTACGCTACGGTCAAGTTTGATACGAAAGACTTTGGCTCAAACGTATTTAGGACAAAGTTCATTAACGTACTGCAAAGTAACGAACTAGTGATTGACTTTGAGTTTCCTTTGGCGTTTTCTGAAAAGACAGACATGGAATGCCGTGCTTTAACCAGCAACACAAACAACCAGATCGGCGCATCATTTCAGGGGGTGCTAATAGCAAACTGATATGAGCGAATTTTACGATTCTACTATTATACCAGACCCTTCACCAAGAACTGAGTTCGATAACTTTGTAAACGAGAATAGGGGTGATGGTAAAGAAAGTAACCCTGCCGCTGATCGAGCGCGAGCCAATTTCATGCGGGCTTTGGGGGAGTTTTTTGAAGATTACAACGTCGCTGAAGATGTAAGAAAAACAACCAACGCCTTTGTTTTAGGGCTTCAAGGCATGCAACGCAACCTAGTTGAGATAGGTATGCGGCAGGTGTTTAATCAACTTCAGGCAGGTGCCGATAACATAAATAACCCGCTCCGTGAGGGCTTCATAGGTGGACTAGGGCAGTTAGAGTCTTATGCGCCAGAGTTATATGAATTCTTTGACGATATTTTTGGTGATAACGATACTATATCTAATATAGAGTTTGGGGCAGCTTTTGGTATACCTGAAGAAAAATTACCCTTCACAGAGAGTGCATTGTTAGAAGCTGTTAGCGAGCTACCTAAAACACTTACTGACGGTAACGATTATGAGTTATCAGACGAAGACAAAGCAACATTATTAGGTAGTGACCCAACAGAAGTGGATTTAGAGGATTACGTAAACGCACGGTATGTAACCGCCGCAGAAGCTGCCAATATAATGCGAGAAGAGGGTTATAGCCTTAACGATACTGACGAACTTAAAGACTTTACCGGACAACGAAATCAGGCCGATACTACTACCGCTATTGAGGATTACGTAGACCCCCTAGTGCTATCTAGAGAAGAATTAGAAGCCATTGCAGCCGAACAAGGGTATAAATTAAATGCTGCTGATATCGAAAATTGGGTAGGACAAAGTGACGATCCTACTGGTGACCCTAACTACCAAACTAGAATAGGAGATCTTGCCGATTCAGAGTTTGATAGGAACGCGGTGACCCGCCAAGAACTAATCGATATGTCTAATGACCCAAATGTAGGGTATGTGTTCAGTCAAGAAGAACTTGAAGATCTAGTTGGCAATACTGATGAAGCGGCGTTAAAAGACAAATATGACCTGTTAGGTACATCCCGCGAAGAACTAGCACGAATAGCCCTTGATGAAGGTTATCGTATAGAAGATCTTACCGAAGAAGAAATAGAATCCCTTATCGGTAACGTAAAGGAATCAAAAGCGGTTGACCTTATTGACCCCCGTGCTACATCAGTAGTAGAGGTGCAAGAAGCTGTTAAAAATCGAACTGGTGATGACATTTCGACTACAGCAGCTCAACAGATACTGACCACAATACGTGATGAGAATGATTTAGAGTCTAATGTACCAATTAGCGAAGATCAGCTAAACACGCATGTAAAAGAAAGCATAGAACTAAATATTCAGTATCAGATAGAACGTATAACGACCCCAATACGCAACCTTATATTCGGGACTGGCCCCGGTGGTAAACCTAAAACAGTCCTTGAAATAATGGATGAGATCCTAGAGCAAAGAGCTGCTGGGCCAGCAGGTATGGGTGTCCCTATCAAAGTAACTTTTGACCCTGCACAAGGGACATGGGCAGAATTAAAAATCCCCGTACCGTTTCCTGTAAATGGGCCACCTATTAAAGTGCCTTTGTATGATGCGGAAGGTAATTATATAGGCCCATCAAGTGCGGGAGAATTACTTGTAGACCCTACAACGGGGGTAATAACGCAAGTAAAAGATAATGTAAGTCGGTCAGTAGGACAGGTTACTGGGAATGCCGTGCAGATTTTTGATGCTGCTGGTGAAGTTATCCGTTCAGTTCCGTTAGGGTTAGTAGGAGACTCTAGTTGGGAAGAAGGCGACCATAACCCCTTTGAACTTGATCCAGATAACACTGGAGATATAGTTCCTCAAACTGACGAGAATGGTAACCAAGTAAAAGAATATGGCGCTGACGGTCTTCCTATATACGAACAACCCGATGATGATAAAGACGAAGAAGACGAAGCAGGTGGAGAGACAGCAAGTATCTACGATGTAGAACCGGGCGCTACAGATTCCGAAGCCGCTGACGACTTTTACGGTAGTTTTCCAGATGCGTTAGAAGAACAGAAAGAAGCCATTTTATCTACACTAAGTGAAGAACTAAATGCTTTGGGCATTGCCGTGGAAGACGTAGAAGGTATTTTAGAGGGTATCGAAACTACCTTAGAAGACGTAGCCACCACTGACGATCTTGATGCACTGCGTGACAATATTAATGAAGACTTAGAAGAAAGTCTTAGTGCGTTAGGGTTAGATATAGAAGAAGTAAATGACATTGTAGATGGTGTAGCTTCTGATCTTGATACCCTTAGTGAAGATGTAGCTGTTGTTGGTGAAGCGGTAGAAACAGTTAGTGACCAGTTAGGTCAACCTGCTGAATTTGATGCTGAAGGCAATATAGTATCGGGATCTACGGGGTTATACGCAGAGATAGATGCTCTAGTAGCAGAAGGTGCTAGTCGTGCAGAGGCTGTAGATCTGGTTCTATCGGGTTTAGCTACCGAATTAAATACCACTAAAACTGATATTCTTGAACAACTTGGTACTACCGAAGCTAACCTTTCTACTGAAATACAAGCTGTTGGTGAAGCAGTAGAAACTGTTAGCGGTCAGGTCGAAGACCTCGATAAAGAACTAAATGATCGCATAGACGCGTTAGTAGACCAAGGTGCTACAGAATACGAAGCCTTATCAGGCGCTATATCTAGCCTCGCCTCAGATCTTGATATTACAGAAGAAAATATACTAAGCGCAATAGCGGAGAGTGACAGTGACATCAAAGCACTTATTGGCACCCCTGCTGTAGAAGACGACCCTAATACAGACGAAGATGAAAGTGCCCCTGCTACTGGGATATATGCTGAATTTGGCGAAACTGAAGCAAATATACTTGGCGCTATTGACGAAACAAACGTCAATATAGGTAACCTCAACGAACTTATCGTACAGTATGAATTAGATGGTAAATCGCGTGACGAAGCTCTTAGCCTTGCGCTCGGTGACCTATCTACTGATCTTGGGCTTACCAGAGACGAATTACTAACAAGTATTGGCGAAACCGAAGATACCATACTCACACGTATCGCGGAGTCAGAAGACAACACTAACGAATATCTCACCTATATTAGCAACATTATCGGTGTACCTACTTCTGAAATAACGCAAGAAGATATAGATGGTATTGTTGGGCTTCTGGGCGAAGAAGAAGCTATTACCGAAATCAATAACGATATACGTCTGTATGACGCTAACTTTGATGGTGTTATCAACGATCTTGACATTGGGTTATTGCAAGGGTTCGTTGACGCAGGAGTAGAAGGTGTGGGTGAAATCCCTGCTACTGGTTTGTACGCTGACGCTGCTCAACGCCAACTTGAACTACAAGGTTACATAGATGATTCAGCGGAAGTAACGCAAGGGTTAATCAGCAGTGAAGCGGCAGACACTAGGCAGCTTATAGGTCAAACCGCTTTGGTTAACGCTCTGGCAAGTGCGGGAGATTTAAGTGGTACCCGTGTTGACGTATCAACGCCTGACCCAGCAAGAATCAACTACATGTACGATTTTTCAGATATTTTTGCTACACCCCAACAAAGAGGGTTATTCCCTTCACCTTATGGTGGCCCCCAACGTGCTCAACAGCAGCAAATTGCTCAAAAACGCAGTATCATGTCAGGCCCATTGCAGATCGGGGGTATGGCGCAAGGGGGTAAAGTAGACTATGATTTTACTGATGAAATCATGCAGATAATGTCTTATGGAGACAACTAATGAGTTTGTTTGATTACTATGCTGATGCGCTTGAGATAATGAACGAAAGTTCTGGTGAGCAAGCTGGTCTAGCCGCATTACCGGAAGCACAAATGATGTTTGGTAATACCTATACTACAGATACTTCTGCGGGCGGTGTAACAACTGATTCCGATGGTAACATGGTTTTTAGCATACCAAACTATTCTTTTGTGCGGGGTCGTGTCCCCGGAACCTATGACCCAGAGCGTCGTCCCGGCAGTCGAGGGCAACGGTATTTTACCGACTATGCGTACACCCCGCGTGGTTCAGAAGCAGGTGCACAACAAGCATTTGCAGCGCAAGCAGCGCAACTACAAGGCGCTAATGTTGGTAATATGATGCCTTACCCCGGCCCTGTTACACCTCCTGACCCTACTGGTATGACAATGGGTAACGATGGTAGTGGCCCCGCTTCAGGCGTAATCAACACTAACCCAGTATCTAATCAAGGTGGATTTTCTGATTTTACTTCACAGTACAAGTATGGCGGCATAGCTGCCTTAAATGGAGGTGGTGCCGCTTCTGCGTACAACAGAAGGTATAATGGATATTCTGCTGGTGGAAGACCTGCCAATCCGGGTTATTACCTAGGCGGTAGTACAGATGGTATGGCAGACAAGATACCTGCACGTATCGATGGCACCCAAGAAGCGCGTTTAAGTGATGGTGAGTTCGTAATCCCTGCCGATGTAGTGAGTCATTTGGGGAACGGTAACTCGAATGCAGGGGCAAAAAACCTGTACAACATGATGGATAGGGTACGCAAAGCACGTACCGGGAATACAAAACAGGGTACCGAGATTAACCCTAACAAATTTATACCAAGTAGGTAACGATTATGGCCGTAGGTGACCCAACTTCACAAACGAGTTCTCTAGCGGGATATGCAGCACCCTATGTAACTGAGATGCTTGGCAAAGGTCAGGCTCTTGCTAATCAAGGGTATCAGGCTTATACAGGGCCACTCACCGCTGGGCAATCTGCTGGACAGCAAGCAGCGTTCCAAGGGATAGCAGGGCTTGCAGTACCCACTCAACAGATGGGGGCTTTTCAGCCGCAGCAGTTCACGGCGCAAGCGGCGCAGGACTACATGAACCCTTACCTTCAAGCTGCATTAGACCCGCAAATTGAAGAAGCACGACGACAAGCACAGATAACTAGGCTTGCTGACGCAGGGCGATTGACCAAAGCTGGTGCCTACGGTGGATCACGCCAAGCGATTATGGAGTCTGAATTAAACCGTAACCTCGCGCAAAACCTAGCAGGTATTACAGGTAAAGGGTACCAAGACGCTTATAGTCAGGCTATGAACCAATTTAACGTTGAGCAGGGTAGGCTACAGACAGCCCAAGACGCTGCCAATCGGTATGGTTTAGAAGCGTTAGCAGCACAAGCTAACCTTGGCGCACAAGAACGCGCCATTGAACAGGAAGGCATAACCGCAGATCTAGCGCAGTTTGAAGAAGAACGTGACTTCCCGTACAAACAAGTACAGTACCAACAGTCGTTGCTGCAAGGGTTGCCTATCGGCGCACAGCAGTATAGCTACCAAGAACCCAGTGCATTAAGCGAGTTTATAAGTGGTGCTGGTGGTATCCTTGATCTGTTTAGAGGGTGGGGAGGGGACAAATAATGGCTATGAATCCGATGGGTGGTATTGACCAACAAATTACTCAACGCGCTGCTAGGATGAAGAATGACCCTAACGCGTTAATGCAACAGTATGGGCAGAGTAAAAACATCCTTGACTTGATCGCAGCTCAACGTGCCGCAGAGAAAGTACAGAAGGAAAAACAACTTGCCGCGTTGCAGATGCAGGGTAACCCACCGACTGTAGCTGACCAGTTAGAACAGACGCTTATTGCCTCTGAAAAAGAAAAGATGGCACCTGATCTAGCGGGTATGAAGAACTTGCGTGACCGCACTAAAGGCGTAGCTGGCGTACTTGCACAGAAGCAACGGCAACAACAGCAGCGTATGCAACAGCAAGGACAGCAACCACAACGCCCACAAGGATTACCCTCACAACCTGCAC